CGCGCAGGGTATCGACCCCGAGCAGGCCAATCATGCCGCCGACAAAGCCGCCGGCCTGACTGGGTATCCCCACCCAGGTAAAGCCGCTGCTGGCAGCCAGGGTGATGGCGCCGCACAGCAGCATTTCCAGGGTGCGGGCGCGGCCGGTGCCGCCGCCATAGGTGATGCGCAGCCAGGCGGTCAACACGGCCAGCGCCACGGCGTAAACGGTCGGCCAGTGCCCGGCAAGCCAGGCGGTCAGGCTCTCCCAGAGTGCGGTGTCTCGATACGGCATCGGTTACCCCAGCAGGTGGCGGGTGTCGTCGTCGGACAGGTACGGGATCCCGTTGATGTGCACGAACTCCGGCGAGGTGACCAGGCCCTTGATCTTGTGCACCAGGGCGCTGCCGCCCTGGGAGTCCGAGTCGAGCAGGTCGGTCATGATGAGCTTCACGCCGAACACCTCGATCTTGAGCTCCTGCTCACCAGCCTTGGCGTAGAACAGGCAATCATCGGGCTCGATGCCGCGAAAGCTGCCGTTACTGCGGGCGGCATCGAGCAGGAAGCCCAGATACTTGGTGGTGAACTCGTATTCAATCTCGGCCGTCACGTCGCCATCGACAAAGCCATCCGGCACCCCGCCGGTGGGGGAGACGGCGGTGTTGTCGGTGATGGTGAGGGTCACCTTGCTGGCCTGCACATCGACCCCGAGCAAGGTCACATCGATGTTCATGCCGGAAATGCGTTTGCTGCCGCTCATGCGCTGGCCTCCGAGGTCAGACTGGTGTCGAGGATGATGTTGATGGAGATACCCTTGGGACAATCGACAGTGCGCACCACCACGTAGATGGACACCTTGGTTTTACTGACCCAGGTGATGGTGATATCGCCATCACGGGGCGGGCTGATATCGCCCGGGAACGGCTGGCCGTTGATGGTGGTGACCCGTGACATTTCACGCAGCGGCTTGCCCAGATAGACGATGTTTGCGGCGGTAGAGGTCGGGGTGGAATTGAAGCTGCGATCCCCCAGGCGCGGGATGGCAATCAGGCGCATCCGGCGGCTGACCTTGTAGGCGACCCGCAGGTTTTCAATTACCTGGTAATCGCCGCCCTCGGCATCAAGCTGCATGCCGTCGGACCAATACACGCCGTCATAGTCTGGGTACCAGATAGGCACCGACAGCCGGTTGGTGGAAAGCGTCACCAGGGTGGCCAGCGGCAGTGCGATGCCGTCCATGTCCACCGGGGTATCGCCAAGGCCGACCAGGGCGCCGGTTTTGACCCGGCACGGGCTGTCGGCGATGCTCACCGCCCGGTTGCACAGGCGCCCGGCATAGATGCCGATGAGGTTGGGCCAAAGCATGGGCACCAGGCCTACCGATGGCGCGGCGATGCCATCTTGCAGGGCGGCCAGCTCGGCCTCGTAATCGGCCCAGCCCTGAGCCAGCAGGGTCTCATCCTCGGTGTCGTCTTCGGCCCGAATGCCCTGCACGGCCAGCAGCATAAAGGTCCAGCGCGAGTAGGTGGCCAGCAGCTCTTTGTTGAGCGCTTCGGCGGCGTTGATGGCCGCTTCATCCCACACTTGTTCGAGTACCACCGCGGCTTCAAATGACTGGGTGGCCTGGGCGGCGCGCACTGCGTCCATCCAGTCCATGTCGGTGGGCAGCACAAAGGCGGCTGCCGTCCAGTTCTGGCCGGCGTTGTCGCGGGCCGCCATGAGGTTGAGTTTCAGTGGGGTATCCACGCTGCCAAGCGCGGTATCAAAATCGGTCTGGGCGTTGATGCTGAGCAGCTTGCCGGTGTTGGTGGCGCCGCTGCCGATGAAGAGGAAATGGCGCTCAATCTCGGCGGTTTCGCCCTGCATCTGGTTGAGGTTGTTGACCTCGACAAAGGGAACGGTCATAGGGACTCCTGTTAATCGTGGGCAATGCTCACGGTGATATCGGCCTCGGTTGCCACCCACACTTCATAGGGGCCGACGTTCCAGCGCTGGCCTTGCCAGTTAAGCCGGCCATCGGGGTCGGCAACCACGGTCAGCGGCTCACGAAACGGCAGCGAGATCTCCATGTCCGCCACCTGCTCATCGATGGGGGTGACGGTGTAAGTCGGATCGTCCAGCCCCTGCTCGTCGCGGGTGTCGTCGTGTTCCTGCACCCAGGTGGCCACGGCGGCCAGCAGCAGCTGGGGCGGAAACTGGCGAAACGGCAGCTCTTCGATGGAGAACACTGCGGTGTAGCTCGCATAGCCGACCACCGTGCCGCCAGGGCCCTGGTCCTTGGGGGACAGCTCAATGGTGCCGCTCTCCATCCAGCTATCGAGCTGGGCGTGCAGCTTGGCCGGCAAGATGCGGTGGAGCTCGCGGTGCAGGGCGGCCAGCCAGCCCTCGGGTGGTGCAAGGGGGACGCTCATATCAGATCCGCCCAAGCACGGCGTTTGCCCTTGATGGCCCGGATCAGCCGCTGGCTCTCGGCCAGCAACTGGGTGCGGGCATCAGGGGCACGCTCGGCCAGGTCTTTGCCGGCGGCCCGTTCGGTGACGGTGGCGAACTCGGGCAATAGCTGCGCCTTGGCCCGGGCGAACACGGCGCACAAGTAGAGCTCCGTCAGGCCATTGTTGCCGCCCTCGATCCCCGGGTAACCCGGCACAGTAGCGGCACTGGCATGGCCCAGCGCTTGCTGGGTGGCCTGGTAGGCGCTCAGCTGACCGTTTATCTCGGTCACGGCACTGAGCAGAGCGGCCGCAATGGCGCCGTTGTCCTGCTCGGCCGGGGTCGCGCGGTGCTGTTCAAAGTCGGCGGCGGCCACGTCCGGCCAAAAGCCGTCATTGCTGATCACCGTGTCGCTGTAAGTGATGTCGCGTCCTGAAAACATGCCAAGCCTCGTTGTTGGGGCTCCCCTGTGGCCACGGAATGGCTGGCGCAACCAGACACTGGTCGCAAGCCTCCCCGCCGGGGAGCGGTGGCTGGGAGTCGTTATGCGCTGAGCGCCCGCAATCGCATCGTGATTTTTTGGCGCAGCGTCTCGACACCGATTTTCTTGTGGTAGGCGTGCGCCTGCGCCAGCAGCGCGTCGGCCGCCTCCAGGGTGGCGCGATCCCCGACCGCACTGGGGCGGGGTTTGCCACTGTCATCACGTAGCAGCAGGCAACCTGCCAGCTTGTACCACTTGGCCGACGCCTGCTCGTTGAGGCGCCACTGGTGCTTGACCAGTACGAATACCCGAGAGAACCAGGGATTAACGGCATGTCCCAGGGCGGCCTCTTCCTCGGCCCAGGCCAGCACGGTGTCGGCGGTAAAGTGGGCCCAGTCGCGCTTGATGCCGGCCGGGCGTTTCTGTCCCTGGGCAATGGCGAGCTCTGCCCAGGTGATGCCGGTTTCAAAGTCCCCGACATCGAACAACCAGACGATGAGGCGCTGGAACAGCTCGTTTTGATGGGCGCTGCCACCGGCGGCGACCCGTTCCAGGTAGCGCTCGACATAGGGGCGATACTTGGGGATAAGCTCGGTGCGCTTCATGGCCACCTTGTCACCAATGCGCGCGAGTGCCTTGAGCCGCCTCATGTCCTGTTCCAGGGCGATGAGCTGCAAGTGCAAGCTGTCCGCCATGGCGCCTGTGGCGACACCGGACGCGGCGGCTTTCTCGGCCGCCTTGATGGCCGCGACACGCTGTTTGTGCCTGAGCGCCGGGGAAAGCATGCCGTTTACTCTCCAGGCGCCGGCGGCGTCTCAGGACGCGGCCCGATCTCGATGTCGGCGGGTTCATAGCCGGCAAACGCCTCGTACTCGGGGATCCCGTAGCCTTCCATCCGCCAGTACTGGTTATCAAAGCTCAGGGTGTCCTGGTTGTTCTTGGCACTGCGTTGACGGGTACCGCGCTGGGTGTAGATGTGCAGGTTTTCAAGCAAGGTCACCACCATGCCGGTGGCCGGGAAGAACGGCGGCACGTAGGCGGTGCGTCCGGCAATGGAGTTGGCCAGCTCCTGCGCGGCGCGCTGCTCGCTCGGCTTGGTGGCTTCGCTGTAGAGGCGATGTTGGGCGGCGGCCATCAGCTCGGCACCGCACAGCACCACCAGGCGCTTGTCGGTACGAAATGCCGGGTGGATGGTCGAGTTGATGAGGTCGGAGGCCATGGCATCCAGGGTGGCAAAATCCCCGGCGCCGTCCGGATCGAAATAGAGCTTGTCGCCGGCGTCGGCGGTGACAATCTGGCTGCCGCCGTTCCACTCGCGGGCAAGCTGGATCCAGCCTTTGTTGATGTCTTCGCCAAGCGGGTTAGCCACCGGATCGGTGGTCTCGGCGGCGGTGATACCGTTCCAGCCGGTGCGCAGCATGTCCAGGCCAAAGGCCTTGGTGACAAACTCATTCATGCGGCGGACAAATTCGCCTTCGCTGCCGGCGTTGGCCCAGGTACACAGCGTGGCCCAGTCGAGTGAGGCGCACGAGTCGGTCGACACCAGCTCGTAGGTGTTGCCATCAACCCCCAGCGACTTTTTGAAACGCCCGCCCTTGGTGCGGCCGGTATAGATCCCGCCGATCCCGGTTTGCACGGTCTGGCCTTTGACCTGCTCGACGTCATGCACGCCGATGAGTTTCAGGAAGGCATCGGATTCGAGCAGCGCATCACGAAACAGGGTTTCTACCGGATCGGTGATGCTGAACAGCTCACCCTGGGCGAAGTCGGGCACGTTAAAGGTGGCACCCAGGGTGGCAAAGTATTTGGTGATGCGCTCACGGGCACGCGGGGTAAGGGCTACGGGGGTCATGTTGATTCCTTAAAATGCCTTGAGTTGTTCGTCTTTGCCGCCGAGGGGATCCG